CCGCTGGTCCTTCGTTCTTGTTGCTGTCCTGTCTCTTCGAGGTGGTCCTACGTTCTACTGCTGATCATGGATGGACACGTAACCATTTATGGCTGCCGATGTTAGGGTACTGTTAGGGTATAAAAAAATTTGCTATTTTAGTACTTTACCTGTTGTCATTATGGTAACTTTGGACGATAATACCTCTAGTCAAATGATGGTATTTGGCAACAATATAAGAATGCAACAATGTACAAATATCCAGAAATAGCAGAACATTACAAAGAGTTACTACTTGAGAATGGTCAAGAATGGGCAGAAGAACACAAAGAGGATTTACACCATATCGCATTCAATGAGGAGAAATACATCATCGGTACGCATCGGGCTAAGGAGTGGCTATCCGATAAGGTGTTCGATGTCATCGAGATTGTCAGAGAATATGAGCAAGACAATTTCGGTGAAGTGAATACCGATTTTAGCGATCCCGAAAAGATAGTCAATATGTATGTGTATATTGTTGGGGAGCAAGTAGTACAGGATATTACCTTAGAGGATGTTTTTAGTACCGTTCAATAATCCACCACATGACCGCCTACCTTAGCGGGTAGCGTGGTCGTTTTACTGTTTCAAGTTTTACACAATAACCAGCAATATAAGGATGCAACAATGAAAACACAATACCCAATAGAACGCGACCATCGCTACACAATCAACAAAGAATACACTGGCCACCCATCGGCAAAACCTCAATTCGTTATTCGATTCTGTGGTGATTGGGTTGATTCTCGTCAATCCTATACCAGTGCAGTAGTCAGAGCAGTAGGACATAATGCCGAGCGTATGCGACCTTATTCAGTCATAACAGTAGTCAGTAGTCATTAATTAGTCAGCAACAGCAAAAGGATGCAAACAATGTTTGATGATATTACTTCTGGTCAGATTTTTGGACTGTGGGATAATGGTTTCGTAGTCGTAGGGGTAGTGTTTGGATTGACTTGCCTAGAGAGGTGGATAGCACGTTCAATTCGTGGGTCGGCTAGTCCAAAAGCGTGCCTTATTCTTGGGGCTATTCTTGGTGGTGGTAACGCTAATACAATTTCAGATTTTTTGGGGGCTATGTTTGATCCTGCACTACGACAATATGTAGTCGGTATCACCATAGGTACACAATATATTCTTATACCCTTTTATATCTATTGGGTATACCTGTTTATTCGCGGTCGAGTAGTCAGTAGTCACTAATTAGCCATCTCATTGATGAAACCCCAAGTAAGGAGGACGATGGAATACACCCCTCAGATAGCTAAGCATAATATACAGGCTATGTTGCGTATGTATGTCGCTAAGTATCCCGAACTATCTAGTAAAGAGGTTTGGGAGTTGATGAAAAAGCAGGAAAGTCATTTCTTGGGACTTGACTTGACTGCAGAAGAAATGAAGTCCCTTAGTCGAAAGGAGAGTATCCGAAAGGGTACCTTCTTCAAGAAACGTAAGAAATGATTAGTCAAGTACATACAACAGAATCCCTACAATCCCAAGATGGCGAGTATGAGAATTACCATTATCAACTAGAGGATGGCGAACGGTATCAACTTACCGATGGCGAATTGGGGTGGCTAGCCCATGTAACCCATAAGTACATGATAGCTGACCATATTATCGAGAATATGGAAGATAATATCTACACAGTGGATACCATCGGTCTAGGGCAAGCAATGGACGATGACGGGATGTTCCCTAAGATAGTCATGCTATCTGAAGATAGCGTACTACATCGTATAGCATTTTATTCAGCGTATGAACCAGAGGAGGATCAACAATGACCGATACAGTCAATTACAACCAAAACAAAGTATGGGTGTTAGTCCACTTCAACACTGGACGTATAGAGGCATGGCAGGCAGAGAAGATATTAGAGGATTCTGCTAATGTTTGAACTACATACGAGCGATTTTGACCCTTGCCCCGCCCGCGCCGTGTTGCGTCGGCGGGGTGCTTTTGATGGTGTGGCTGGTACTGCGCTGGTTCGAGGTCTTGCGGCTCACACAGCCCTCGAAAATCTGCACAAGGATACGAGCGAATTAACGAGCGATCTAGTCCAGCACGCACTGGCTAGCACTGTAGATATGCTTGCGAGCGAGGGAAGAGAGGCGAGCGATGCGGTCGAGCGAAATATAGGGAGCATGGCGAGCGAAATTGTGACAATGCTCGAAAGCTACAGGAGAAGGATACTCCCATTAACGAGCAAATGGACTCTACTTGGCACTGAAGTTCCTGTGTACTGGGAATTGCGCGACGATGTTCATTTGTCAAGCCATGTTGATGTGCTGTACATTGATGAAAACGAGCGAGCAATCTGTTGGGACTGGAAGTGGAGGAAGGACGCACTTGCTATATCTGACCTGAGCAGGAACCTGCAACTCGCGTGTTATTGGGGAGCCTTGATCGATGGTGGGCTATTTCAACTCAAGACCAACGAGCGAGCGAGCGGGTGGGATTGCTCAGGCGATGGATGGTATAGCCTTCCCGACGGTTCGAAGGTTCCGTTGGTGTCGTGGGTTGACCTCCCCTCACTAAAGCCATACGCAAGGGCTACAATGGGACAAGATGATAGTGGAAGGGCGATTCAGTACAAGAAGGGTGACGATAGACCTGTGTGCAGGGTAATCCGTACACCAAATTTTCACCCCAAGCAACTGGGCAACATTAAAGATGCAGCACTGGTTCGAGCCGATATGATAATCAACGGAACAGCACCATATATCCCGCAGGGATGTAGCCATTGTGAATGCGAGCCGTGGTGTCCGCGATTTGACATGGCTACGACAAGTGAGTATCATGGTGTAACAACTAAAGGAGATTCAGTATGAAACGATTTTTTAAGGCACTATTCGCAGCCCTTGTGGGTTGTGTAGACCGAGGAGAAATCCTCCCAGACAACAAAAAGGAATAAGATATGACCACAACAAAAAACAGTAAGGTAGCCACCACAAAAACCGACAATCTGGGGTGGGCAGGAATTATGCCTGCGCTACTTAAAGCACAGATAATGGTGGAAAAGGTGGAAAAGGATACACAGGGGTACCAATACAAGTACGCCACAGCAGAATCTATGTATTTGTCTGCAAGGGCGGCACTACATGAGAATAACATTGTTGTTTTTCGAAAATCTTGTGAAATTCTAACGCACATAGACACAGAAGTAACAAAGGGCGACGTGTTGACCGCGAACTATGGTCAAAAGATGATAGTTGTGTACGTGGTGTATTGCGGACAAAGCTGGGTTGAATGCCCAACAGAATATCCCATATGTGTAAAGGGTGGGATGAGTGACAAGGCTCTAAATGCCTCGTTGACCACCTGCCTCGCATACTTCCTGAGAGATTTGCTCCTCATACCTCGCTGTGACGAGGAAGTTGACCAAAGACCAGACACAATAGCGCATTCTGGTACAAGGACCACACCAAAACCAAAGGGTTCTGGCAAGAGCAACAAGCAAACCTTCATGGCAAATGTTGGGCAATGGATAAACCGAGATATTGCCGAATCTGATACAGCCGAGGCTTGTATTATCTTGCTCAAGAAAAACGATTTGCCGGTAGACGGATCGGCTACTTCAAAGCAATTCAAAGAAATTGCTGATATTGTTTCCGGATACATCGACGAAGCTATAGAACCTGCTACCATATTGAGCGATAATGGGTAATTTGCAACCATACTTGTTCAGACCCCTTAGTTCCCGTATCACCATTTACGGGGAAGTTTACTCATTGCTTGGGGTCAGAACTCCTTTATTGTGCGATACCTCGGTCTTTACGGTCGGGGTATCGTTTTAACTTCTCTCTCTTCTGCCCATGGGTGAAAGCCTTTGGGTGGATTTTACAACTCAATCGAGCCGCACCCACCGGTTCATCTGCCTGCGGGCAAGTGGGTACCCTTAGCGACCTTGGGTTCTTTCAGGTCGTAACCGTTCGCTACGAGATGCACTAGTCAAATCTCATAGGGCGAGCGAGTGCCAAGACGCTCAGAATAAGCGTAACCGCAAAATCTTTACCATCTGGTAAAAATCGCGTGGGTAAACTTGGCTTGGGTTGGTGACACGCACTGCCCAAGCGGGGCTTGGCTGGGAAGGTGGAACCTTGGACTCCCATACAGAAGCGACAAGGCGGTGTTGATGGCTCGTCTGTGTATGACAAACCCATCTGGCCTCTAATTGAGACTGATTCTCAACTAGTTTCTTAGGGGTCGGTGCATCTTGGCTGAACTGTGATGACAAGACTAATTCTGTAATTGAGACTGATTCTCAATTAGACAACGCAAGGAGATGATTAAATGACTAACAATATGACGACTGTGAACTATTCCGTTCTTGACGAGGCTCAGGTACGGAAACTCCGAAGGTGTGAGAAGATTGTCAATGAAGGATTGAAAAGATTTATTGAAGTCGGGGCTGCTTTACAGACTATACGAGACGAAAAGCTGTGGCAAGGAAAGTATGATAGTTTCAAGGACTATGTGGACCGCAGATGGGCGTTGTCGCCCGCTCACGTCACAAGGCTTATCCAGGGTAGTGAAGTTGCAACGCGTGTGGCGGGAATACAGAATGAGGCTCAAGCAAGGGTGCTTGTAAATGTTCCGTACACCGAACAACAAACAATAGTGGACCGCGCGGTGGAATTGGCAAGAATCCGCAAAATTCCGCTATCCGCACCCCTTATCAGAGAAGCTGCAAGGCAACCATCCCAAATATCTGCAAGACCAGAACTGCAATCCGACGAGCAACCGTGGGAAGCGGAGGGGTTATCAGATCTGTGGGAGATGGCACAAAACCTAATTCTCGATATGAAAGAAGTCTCAAGAAAACTTGCCCTACACCAACAGGGATGCTGGCTCAAGGGTCACATGGACACCATAGAAGCACGTCTAAAGGATTTGAGCATACTAATCCGGTTCGCAAAACCACACTCGCCCTGCCCCGATTGTGCTGGTGGTATCGTTGCGAACTGTGAAACCTGCAAATCGAGGGGCTGGCTACCAGAATCTCGAGCAGGAGCGTTAAAAAGAAAGAAAACGTATAAAGATATTGACAACTTTGAGACGAAAGACTAAAATGAAGCAAACGTAACCAGATAACAAAAAAGGAATGACCAATGAAACAACAGAATAGAGAGCGTGTAACGGAACGTGCTATACAAATTGTCGAAACGCAAAGAGATATGGGTCGGTGCGCAGAGGAATTCACCCTGTATAATTCGGCGCATCATGCACTTGACGCAAGCCTTCAAATGATACTACTAACCAGTAGTTTGGGCGAGGCGAATTTCGAGAACAGATCAGTCTCATGCCTTAGAACAACGTGTATAACAGAGTCTTGGAGGAGTTGTTGGACTTGCTCCGACATAAGGAAGGCTGTTGCCGATGCCCTAAAACTAGCAAAAAAGGAGTTGTGTAATGAGTGCTGATATATCTGAAAAAGTGAAATTTAGCAAAAGCGTTTCTACAAACATAGTTATTGGTGGGGTCACATTGGATTGTTCTATTGAAGCCGACGTAATAGCCACCGTTGAAACATGGTACGCACATAACATGGGTGGTCGCATGGAAGATGCGGTTCAAGGCGAACAAGAAGTTACACTAGATAGCGTTGAAATGGAAGTGTGTTTAGAAAACAAGGTCACGTTCACATCCACTGACAGGGATTTTTTCGAAGCACACTTTGGGGAAATCGATTGTGACGACGTGGTGGGTCTGCCGTGACGCAAGAAGATATGTTTAATACGAGAACAAGGTCGGGCAAGCAACTGCGACCGTACCAAGAAGAAGCCATACAGTGCGTCGAGGATTCTTTCAAGGATTACCAGAACTGTATTATGATTATGGCAACCGGGCTTGGCAAGACGTTCACCGCAGTAGAAATTGCACGCAGGAGAGGCGGGCGGTTCATGTGGGTTGCTCACCGTGGGGAACTCATAGAACAGGCCGAACACGCTATTGCTGAATTGACCGGAGTAATCCCGCAGATAGAGATGGCAGACCGAACCGCGCGGTCCACGCTCGGATACAATCAGGGCTGTGTGGTCGGTTCTGTCCAAACATTGAACGCCAAGCGAAACGGCGTTCCAAGACTCCACCGATTCGACGCGAACTATTTTAATATGCTTGTCACTGATGAGGCTCACCATGCTGTTGCAGCCACTTGGGTGAAGATAGCCAACCACTTTACAAATAACCAAGATCTAAAACATCTTGGAATGACCGCAACGCCCGACCGTGGTGATGAGGCGGCGTTGGGTCAAATCTACGACACCTGTGCATATAGGTATGACATACAAGACGGTGTTAAAGACGGATGGCTTGTGCCAATTATGATTCAGCGTATTTACATGGACGAAATAAACCTCTCTCGCGTCGATAAACTTGCGGGCGACTTTAATCAAGGTCAACTAGATCACGCAATGAGAAGGGATAAGGCAATGTACGGTGTTTCTGAGGCACTAAAGAGCGAGGTAGGAAGCCGAAAGACACTTGTGTTTTGTGCGTCAATCGAACACGCGCAGGACTTGACAGATATTCTTAATGCAAACATGCTTGGGTCCGCAGCACTCGTTACAGGAAAAACGCCCAAGCACGAACGAAAGCAACTATTAGACAATTATCGTGCCGGAAACATACAATACCTGTGCAATGTTGGTGTTGCTACCGAGGGATTTGACATCCCCGACATTGGATGTGTGGCAATCGCAAGACCGACCATGAGTCGTGCGCTTTACGCACAAATGATAGGTCGCGGCACAAGACCTCTACCAAACATTGTTGATGGACTCAACCACGCAGAACAGAGATTACAGTCGATACACGATTCGTTGAAACACGATTGCCTCGTGCTTGACTTTGTTGGCAACAGTGGTCAGCACAAACTGGTCAGTGCTGCGGATGTTTTGGGTGGTAACATGGATACTCTTGTTGTTCAAGAAGCAAATAGGCTTGCTCGAAAACAGGGAACACCCGTTGATACACTAGAGCTTCTTATGAGGGCAGAGGCCATTGTACAAGCACGGCTTGAACGAGAAAAGCAAATCAATGAACGAAAGAAAATCAAAGCCAAGGCATCATACCGTAAAAAACCCCTTGATCCGTTTGATGTCCTTGATATAGCACCTGTGCTAGACGACTCTGAGTGGCGGGTAAGCCCACTTACACCAAAACAACTGCTGTTCTTGCAAGAAGCAGACATAGATACCAGCACAATGACCGTTAAGGAACAGCGAAAAGTATTCGCTACGATGATGGAAAGAAAAAACAAGGGATTAGCAACACCTAAACAATTACGGTTGCTAAAGAGATATAAATATGACACGGATGGCATGACAAAAGATAGGGCTAGTGGCATTATTGGTCGTCTCGCCAAGAATAATTGGAAAAAGGTTAAAATTAAGGAGACCTTATTATGATGAAATCAGGAATTGGATTTATTGTAGGAAAATGTATCGATATTGTTAGTGATTCATTCACGGGAAGAGATGGCACAGAAGTAAAAAAACTCTCTGTACTCATCAAGCCCGACGATGAGTCGACACCACTGGAATTGGAGGTGTGGGGTGAACTTGCAGCAAAATTTGAAGCCGACGTAAACATATTAGACGTTCTGGTATTTCAGGTTGGAATGGTTGGGCGCGAGTGGACCAATCAGGAGGGAAAGACATACCGGAACAATTCGCTTCGCATTAAGGAATGGACAGAACTTACGACCTCTCCATCAACAAAAGAAACCGTACCCAAAACCCCGTTTTAAGGAGGATATGATGCACAGATTATGTGACTGTTGTGCTGAGATGTACGATATAAAAACCGGATTGATAATAGAAGATGATTTTGCTTGGTGTGAAGATTGTTACGAACAGCACCAGAACGAACAAGGAAAGGACGATACAAATGAAACTCAAACTTGACAAAGCGCACGCGTCCATGCTAATACCAAACATTGTTGTTGGGATAGCCACCATCAAAGATGCAGAAGAGTCTGAAAAAACAGACAGCGTGGTTTCTGACACGATGACACACCTGCTGGAACACATAATGGATTCAGACTTATATGACAAGTCTATAGAATTGAATAAAAATCAACAGTTGTTTTTATTAACCGTGCTTTGTAGCGGCTTGCATAAGATTATGAGCGACGGAATAGAAAAAACAACAGGTCTTATAGATAAATATTATGGGACGGATCTACTGACGAGACGCGACCCGTGCGAAAGAAGGGCAATATATTTATCCTATTTAATGCTAGAGAAATTTGAGTGCGAGGTGGATTCTGAAGTGTACCGCAAATATGCCCGCGGTAAACTTGAGGACATAAACACGATAATACGTAATATGGCTGACGAAATGGAGGCAATCATTGAAGAAAACAATTAAAAAACAATGCCCGATATGTGGCAACAGCCTAGACGGCGGATGCACAATCACATCAGACAAGTTGCACGTACTATGTAAAAACGATGGAACCGGAACAAAGGTGTTCGAATCATATATGCACGTTATGCCAAAAAGAAAAGCCTCAACTACCAAAGGAAAAACACATGAATTATGATAAAAAGTTCTTGACTGCTATGAAGGTCAAGCTGAACGGTGGAGACTATTCAGAAACTTGGTACAGGAATCATTTTAGGGGAATGATTGATTGTATTGAACAGCACATAGGCGGCGAAGAATACCGAAAGGCATATATAAGAGGCTTGAGGGATGGAGGGGCTGTTGCGGTTGAAGTTGTGAAAAATCATACAAGCCCAGAACCAGAAACAGTGCCAAGGAACATACCAAAAGACATGACCGGAAATTCGGACATTTTTTAATGAGCCAATGGAAACGTGTAACCCGACTCTCGCCCTGCCCTGTCTGCAAAAAGCCCGACTGGTGTCTAATAGCACATGATAGGTCTGCTGCAATCTGCCCAAGAATTGAGCAGGGGTCTGTTCGAAACATTGAGGGTTCTGGGTATCTACATATATTTAAGATCACTAAGGAGTGGGCTAGGGAAGTATATGTACCAGCGAGAGCCAAGCCCCTGCCAGAACACAACGAGGTATTGGCAATAAGGGCTAGACAATGGATACGAGAATGTGAGCCTACCCGCATTGAGGAGTTGGCAGGGATGCTAGGTGTTAGCACGGAAGCACTTAACCTCCTCAATGTAGGGTGGTTCGACAAGAATCAATCTTGGATATTACCAATGATGCGAACCGGAGGCCGACTAATCGGCATAAGGATTCGACCACAAACAGGTAAAAAGTTTGCAATAAAAGGAAGCAAAAATGGGCTTTTTATTCCAAACAATCTGCCAAGCGAGGGCGTTGTCTATGTATGTGAAGGCGAGTCCGACACGGCTGCCATGCTAACGTGCGGTCTAAATGCTGTTGGCAGACCATCTTGCAACAGCGGCGACAGACTATTGAAGGAACTGCTGGAGAACAACGAAGTAATAGTCTGTGCAGACAGAGACGGTGTTGGGCGAAGAGGAGCAGAATCCCTAGTCCAATATCTTAATTTACATGTTTTGGGTGCTACAATGATGTTACCACCAGACAAATACAAGGATATGCGAGATTGGCTACATGGCGAAGGAAAAGAAAAGGTTTATACTGCCTCAAAGCGAGTATCTGAAGAAGCATGGGGACGAGGTGTACATACTGGTAGCGATGCCAGAGTACCTGATTGATGAGATCGATGTCATGAGAGATGCAATAGTTACCTACATCCCCGGCTACGACAGAGAGGATTTCAAAGTCCTCAGAGCTGCGTTGGAATGGATAGAAAACGTAGACCAGTTGCTATGTGTGCAAGAGGAAAAATGAATGAAACCGAAAATCATCGTAGGAAATTGCATAGACAAACTTAAAGAACTACCATCTGGCAGTGTCCATTGTTGCGTTACTTCCCCGCCATATTGGGGCTTGCGTGATTACGGCGAAGATGACCAACTCGGTCTTGAAGAAACGCCAGATGCGTATGTCGAGAACATGGTTCAAGTGTTCAGGGAAGTCCGTAGGGTTTTGCGTGACGATGGAACGCTTTGGCTGAACCTCGGCGATTCTTATGCGGGAGGAAGTAGCGGTGGCACAAAGACGCAAGGCAACCCAGAGTTCAACAAAAACAGACCCAGCCGAGAAGCAACCAAAATACCACCAAAAGCGAAACCAAAAAACCTTAAACAAAAAGACTTGGTTGGAATCCCTTGGCGCGTGGCGTTCGCATTGCAAGCCGATGGTTGGTATCTCAGACAAGACATCATCTGGCACAAGCCAAACCCGATGCCCGAATCAGTAACCGATAGATGTACCAAAGCACATGAATATATTTTCCTATTGAGTAAATCCAAGAAGTATTATTTTGATAATGAAGCGATAAAAGAAGATAGTAAGACAGAAGGCAGTATTCATGTTCATAAAAAAGGCAATAAAGCCGATGAATATGTAAAACAAGGATTGGTTACAAGACCACACAAAAACTATGTAACACCAGAAAAAAGGAACAAACGCTCTGTTTGGAGCGTATGCCCAAAACCCTTCAGGGGCGCACATTTCGCAACATTCCCACCAGACCTAATTGAACCATGTGTTCTTGCAGGTACTTCAGAAAAAGGTTGTTGTCAAATATGCGGTTCACCTTGGGCGAGAGATGTTGAGAGCGAAAGAAAACCAACTCGCCCCAATTTGACATCTAAGGTTGAGGGATTGCCTAGCGAGGTTGTTGGAAACAGAGACACAGAGAGGCATGTTACAACCACAAAGACTGTAGGATGGAGTCCTAGTTGCTCTTGTGGTGCTGATATCATTCCTTGTACTGTACTTGACCCGTTCCTTGGTTCGGGAACAACGCTTACTGTTGGACTGAAACACGGAAGGAACGGCATCGGGATTGAATTGAATCCTGAATATGCTAAACTTGCAGAGAAGCGTATAGAAGATAATCAAAGTTTGTTTACCGTGTGACGCAAAGGAGAACCAGTGACAAAGAAAACAAAACATCCAATGCTCGGCAAGCAAGTTCGTGTATTCACAAGCGATGAAGAACTGGAGTCCTACTACCACCTTGGCGATGCTACGCTAATTCATATCTGCGACAGTCACATCGTTGTCAAGATTGTCGAAGATGGTGGTGATAGTTTCCTTGCGATTCACCCGTGGCATGACATCAAGACGATAGATACACTGTCCGAAATCGTTGGAGGACAATAATGTGGATACTACCCAAACAATTACTCACCTCTCACTATGTGCCGGATACGGAGGCATCGACCTTGGACTTAGAAGCGTTTTGCCAAGCAGACCAGAAGAAGATCAACACTACTGGGAATACCCAAGAACAATCGGAAGTGAGGAAGTTATCACCGCTATGGGTGGCTCAGCTCATGGGATTGCCGATGGCGAACTGGTGCGTAATCAACGTATCGATTCACTGCGCGCCCTTGGAAACGGAGTTGTCCCTGCAACTGCTGCAAGGGCTTTCGTTATACTTATGGACAGGTTAGGAGGAGGTACACTGTGAGTTTGCGAATAATTCCGCTAGACCTAAAAGAGGCAAATGCTATAGTTCAACGATTCCATCGACACCATAAACCGGCGGTAGGTCATCGTTTTTCTTTAGGGGTTATTGATGAGACGGGTAAATTATTAGGGGCAGCGATAGCGGGTCGTCCTATTGCGCGACTCTCGGACCAAAAGTTCATTTTGGAAATAACGAGAGTGGCAACAGACGGTACTAAGAATGCGTGCAGTATTTTGTTGGGAGCGATTGCAAAGTCTGCCAGATGTATGGGATATAGCCTTGTCCAAACTACAACATTGCAGAGGGAGTCTGGGTCAAGTCTGAAAGCGGTGGGCTGGAAATGGCAGAACATAAATACTGATGGAACTGGGTGGGATAGTAGAAAGGGGCGCAATGTAGATTGCAAGAACGATTTGAAAGTCAGATGGTTCTGTGAATTGAGCAGTAAACCTGATTTACAGGAAATACCTACACACAAAAGACTGTATAAAGAAGAAAGTTTCCAGTTGTTTGGAGACGATGGAGGACATGGTGCGTAATCAACGTATCGATTCACTGCGCGCCCTTGGAAACGGAGTTGTCCCTGCAACTGCTGCTAGGGCTTTCGTTATACTTATGGACAGGTTAGGCGAATTATGACTACTTCATACACAATCGTACTCGAATACCAGTTCGAATCTCTTAACATAACGATGAGGCAACACTGGGCTGTACGCAAAAAACGACAAGAAGAACTATTTACCGCAGTAGAATGTGCCGCAGAACAGCCAATACCTACATTCAAGGGTAAATCAGTTGTTACAATTACGAGACAGTGGGGAAAACGGGGTCGTGCGTTTGACCCAGACAACCTTGTAGGTTCAGTAAAGCCCCTTATAGATTGCCTAAAAAAACCAAAAGGCAGACAAAAGAGTGGTCTGGGTATAATTCCAGACGATACACCAGAAGATATTGAACTACGAGTAAAACAAGAAAAATCGCCCGATGGCGTTCATCGGGCTATAATTGAAATAGATACACAAGGAACAAAAGATGTCTGAAGAAAACAACAATCAGGAAACATCAGAGGCGTTTACAGAACTCATGCAAGAATTGCCCGAAGAACTCCGCAACAACCCATCATTGAAAGACTTTAAGAACTTTGAGGGAATGGCAAAATCACACATATCTGCACAAAAAATGGTCGGTGCAGATAAAATCGTTCTGCCACCAAAAGACGCGACCGACGAAGAGCGCAGTGATTTCTTCAACAAACTTGGCAGACCAGAACAACCCGATGGATACGAGGCACCTACAGAAAACATGCCAGATGTAGAACTTGACAAAGATATGCTAAGTGGATTCTTTGACGAGGCGCACCGCATAGGCTTAAACAAACAACAGGCAGCAGCACTCGTTAGATGGCAAGCTCAACAATCCGACAATTTTGTAGCTGAGTCCGTGCAAAACCAAGAAGCGGGTCTTGAGAAAGCCACTGCAGCAATGCGAAAAGAGTTTGGCAGGTCATACGACCAGAAGATGGAGATGGCAACTACGGCACTCAAGCAATTTGGTGGCGACGAACTCGTTGAACTCCTCAACTCCACAGGATTAGGCAATGAGCCAGCAATCATCAAGGCGTTTGCTAACGTGGGTAAGGCTATTGCAAACGATGAGATCGTTGGCGGTGGCGGGCGACAGGGATTCCTGATGTCCCCATCAGAAGCGAAACAAGAAATCGCACAGAAAAAACAAGATCCGAATTTCATGAAGGCGTATCAAGAACGTGACCATGTAGGTCATAAAGAGGCAGTTGCAGATATGCAAAAACTGTTTGCGTCTGCGTACCCAGCAGAGGAAGCGTGAATTTGGCTAGGCGAGTAACCGTACAACAGCAACGCAAGTGGCTACAACAGACCTTAATGGAGGCTGTAAGTCCTGAGGACATGCAGATGGTTGTAATTATGTTGATAAACAGTGCCAGAAGCGGCTCTATATCGGCAGCGAAAGAGTTGTTAGACCGAACCCTAGGCAAGCCAACTCAAGAAATCATAGTAGAGCAACAAGAGCAACGTAGCCCAAGTGAGGTCAGAACACGCTTGGCTGCGCTGTTGCTTGCTCATCCAGAACTACAGTCCGTACTAGAAGATGCCGGTCAAGAAAGGCAACTGGAAGCGATGACACCGGCAGAGAAAATGAAATCGGACATTGTTGGGAAGCCTATATCATCAAAACCAGAGAACTACGAGAACGACACCGTGATTTACGAGAAAACGGATGAGCAATACAATGAACCAAATTAGGATATGTGTTGGGTGTGGCAGAGACACGCGGGATAAGACAGAGATATGTCACAAGTGTAAAATCAAGGGAACAAACACAAAAGTTGGTGCCAAACTGCCAGCCGTAGAAGACCATTACCCAGTAAGTGACGATTATTCTGAGGATTCTAAGCCATAATATTAAAAACCCCGCGCCAATACAAGACTGACGCGGGGCAAAAAAGGAAACCCTGACCAAAGGGTTGACCTTTATCATACAACCCCATATAACCAAAACACAAAACGAACAAACTATTTTGCTCTAACTATTTCCCAACCAATTTCGTTGTCTGTGGAGTTCTTTACAAAAAACTTGAGCCACGCTGCACCCAGACCCTTCGGTGGTCCGCCCCTCTCAACGTGCCAACCGTCAAACCCATCCACATATTCGTCCTTATATGTTCCACAACGCACATGTGTAACAGAATCCATGCCAACACGACCACTTTGAAACAACTTCTCTCTTGCAATTTCTAAAATCCAATGATCGTGCGTATGACCACTCGCAATGATATTCGCCTGTGGGTATATAACCGCCATCCTGTTTGTCTGAATAACGCCGCGCGTCACCGGTCCACCACCACCAGACCCATGAAAATACTTCAGGTTGCATTGTCTCTTAGACCCTTGGCAACGCACTACGAACCGTACCCATCCCCCATATCCGCCAGAAAAAACCTTTGTTTTTGTTATGGTCGAAATTCGCTCGCACGTTCGCTCACACAAATCTGTCTCATGTCTCTTTTCAATAGAGGTCTCGTGATTACCCTTGCCGATTACAACAAAGTTTTCGGCATAGGGTGCGTAAAACTCTGAGGCACAGTTAACTAGCGAATCAAGATACATGCCCTCTTGTTGTTCGGGACGACAAGCATCAAGGCTTGACCTCTTGTCCCATTTCCCCTGCATGGCACAGTGCATATCACCGATGTCTATAATCCCTGCGCCACGCTTCTTTGCCTCGTCAAGGTGTTTTAGTTCTAGTTCCTGATCTGTGTGCGCATTGTCATGGTGCCTATCCGACGACAGCAAAAACCACTGTTCCCACTTAACGCCCGTGGTTTTCATGCGTACAGTGTGAACATTTCTCGCCTGCTGGGTAACTGTCCAGTTTATTTTAGAGACCACTTATTTTTTCTTTTTTGGCAATGTCCACCAGTTCATTACGTGTCCTACAATCATAAACCAGCCTACTCCACCCACGAGGGTGCTACCAAAAAAGATGTTTCCTAACGCATCTGCTAATAACATAATTATTTCACCTTATATTCAGGGTTAAAATCTGCGTCCCCTACGTGTTTGAGAACGTCTGCTACTTCTAAATTATCTAAATTGACCTTCTTTGCGCCTCGAATAAACTTCTCCCTCGCGTCTACACGCTTCATAATATCTTTCCTACCAAACCAGCGACCGAAAACAATGCCGAGTAGAGCCAGCCCAGCGAGTCCGACAAGTATCGAAATCCATGGTGCGAGTTCTGTTGCAATCCTGTCAACTATTGGAGGAGTCATCGCCAATAGGATGCCAATAACAAGCAGTTTTGCACTTCCTCGTAGGAATACAAGATTTACTATGCCTGCTAGAAGGGCAAGGAACCCAGCAAATGCAATCGGCCACCATAGGTTTGTAGTATTAACGGCAGTAGACACAATGTCCAATGCTTGATTAGCGGTCGGCTTTGGTGCAAATATTGGTTGCAGGAAAGAGCATCCAGAAAGACAGAACAGCATTATCCCTGCTCCTGTAACAACTCTATATCTGTGCCAAAACAACATCATGACTTGCCCATTATGTATGAGGTTACAAGAGCCACAAACCCACCAATTCCTGCCGCCTTTATTTGTAGTATCCATATTTTGTTCTCGATTTTAGCAAGTCTCTTGTTTATCTGCTCCAAAGACTTGTTCATGTGCTTTAGTTGATAACGAATCAGATTCTTATTTACATCCCAGCCATTCTCATCAGACATGTGTGAACTCCTGTACTGGACTGTATTCGATTGTGCCACTGTCTAGTCTATCGTTAATCCACTCTATGTCGCCCCTTTTACCGATTGAATTTAGAATATGCAATATTACATGGCGTTCGCCCTCTCTAAACGCGGTTTCGTAGGGGTCGCCGGGCGAGTGGCTACTTCTGCCCCAATGAAATGTGGTCATAAGGTCTGCTATAACGCGATTTCCAACATCCGAAGAAAAGACAGATACATAGTCTCCCCTTTTTCTAACCTGTCCCTGACCATCGTTTTTCTTTGCCATGTTAGTATTTCCTTATGAAATTTTTACCATCTGGTAATTATTGACCAACCAAACCGAGTTCGCGTGCCGCCGAAGCCCCATCACTCGCTGCAGATGCTGCTGCCTGTATTTGTGATAGTTGAATTGCCTGTTCCTCTTGTTCCTGTTGTTGTTGCCTCAGCTCATCAACCTGTGTCTTGGTACGCAAGAATGATGGGTCTACATTGTTGTTAATCATGAGTGACCTGAATATACCGTCAACATCCAGATTTTGCATAACGGTTGGGTCTACTTGCACCAATGTCTGTGCCGCGCTCATTGCCGTTAGGAACGCCTGAGAGACGCTGGCACGACGACTTACAGCCAGAGGGCTAATATAGTTAATTTTCAACTGAACCCCAGACAGAGCGTCTGGTAGGTCAAATAGCATCTGCCTGCTCAACATCCACTTAAACGTGCGTTGGATGACTGGATTTAACCATTCTGCATACAGACGGGAGAGTATTGGAGAAATAATCAATAGACCCTGTTGTCTACGTTCAATAATTTCCGTTGCGGTCATCCGGTCGTTCTGGGGCAAACTCAACCTGTCTGCAAAAAACGCCTTTTGAATCTTGTCCTCTTCTCTCTCCATCATTTGTTCGCCTATATCTGGTCTAGCACCACTGTTGAATGGCTGTGGAACATCCCTAGTGCCTTGCCTGACATACATAATTGAGCCGGGAGCCGTTCTGATTGGACCCTCCATGGTTCCAGCCGTAACAACAATGGGTGGTCGTACGGACAACTCTGCTGCCTCTAGGATTGTCCTCGCCATCGCGTTGACTACTCGTATTGACGGAAGAACCTCCATTGCTGGACCTCTTCCATACACCTCTTCAGCGGCCTTGCCCCATCTAGCAATAATGTATGGGTTTTCGTCAAACCCGCCCTCTCTTAATAGGTGTTTCGAATTCACTTCGATATATACGGAACCCCAAGACTTATTCGTGCTATCCCGACGCGTCTGATCTCTCTCTACGCGAAGATAAACATTATGGACAAGTTGTATCATTTTGTCTTGTTTATCTGGGCTTTCGGCTAGTTTTCGCGTTTTTTCGCTTACGTTCTGAGTGCCAAACTCTTTTACCACTTCCCATGCGGGCATTTCAAACTCTCTAAAGACATCTGTGAAGGTTCCAGAATCGTCCGCCTTTGCATAAATCCCGCTCAAATCCCTTGCTTGGAACTTGAGCATCCCGTCTTTTTCCTGAACCAGAGTAACCCCAGTTCCGAATGAAACAAGGTCGATAGCCATTTCGTGACCACTAACACTGAATTGGGTGGCGGAATTGTCAAAATAGGCAAGCATTCGGTTCGTTGAATCATAAAGCCATCTTCGAACCTCTTGCCTTTTGTTCAAATCCTCGTCCTCAGTCGTTAATTCAAACCACCGTATACCAGTGTTAAACAACATGCCCTCAAGGGCAGCGGCAAGTTGAATTGCGGCTTCAGGGGCAGTTGTGTTATAGATACGACCACGCCTCTGTGAACCCTTTGCGCGAGTTGTGTTAAAACTACGGCTAGGAAGCACAAAATCAGCCACATCTTGCCAATGGTTGTCCCAATTAGCGCGGTCGCTCTTGGCTTTTTTGAAAGATTTAATAATATGTTCTGGATTAAGAGGCATTATTTTGCTCCCTTTTTACGATTTGTTCGCCTAGATACAGGTCGAAGATTCTTCTTACCATTGCCACCACCTTTGCTCAGGGGCTTCTTGTGGTCAACCTCTTTTCCATCGCCCATCTTCAAGCCAAGCAGGGTACGCGCCTTATTGCGCGCTGCCCTGCGCCTAATTTGTTCGGGCTTGCCATGAAAATCACGGTATTCTTTCTTGTAGTCGCGGAGTTTAGACATTTAACTACCCAAAAGAGTTTTTGTTCCAACAGTACCGCTAGTGCCACCGCCCAAGCGTGTTGTTTTGAATGTATTAGCAAGCAACCGCCTTCGTCGACTTGCAACATCTGCCACGCCCTTTGCTGATTGCCGTATTGCGACAGGGGCAGCTGTTGGCATTGGTGGCGGTGATGGTGCTGGTGGTGTTGGGCGAGGCGAACTTGGGAATAAACCACCCATGATAAACCTCCTTAATAATCTTGCAGAGGACAAAAATCGTTAATAACCCTACTCTGCCTTGGGGTATTACTATCGACATGCGACGTAGCACATCGTAACATCATTACTGCGTAACGCGTTGCTGACTCAATATCATCCCGTTCAGGAACAATTTTGCCATCTCTCCTGTGCAACATGCGTTTTTCTTCGAACCACTCATTTAGGTGGTTAAAAACCTTAAACCGTCCGGTACGCATACGCTCTAAAATATCTATGGTTGCGGGTTCCCGAGGTTGCCCACCACCCTTGTCATCATCATAACGTGCCGAGAAGCCAAGCATGTTGACCCCATGAGCAATATATTGTTCTTTAAGAGCAACACCGCCGCCCTTGTCCCGAATCATGCCATCGTGCGGGAACGAAACAGGAATCCAACTTCCCCGACTCCGAATGGCAGCCGCATGATATGCCGCCGTCTGATTTCGCTCTTTATAGCAATCGTAGACATATATCGTATCAGCATCAGCGTCATACGCAATCCACGCAGCAGCGGCAGGGTGGTCAATACCAAAGTCGATGCCACATATCCGCCTAAAATAATCAGGTATTTCAAACGGTTCGCACATAATCATCCCATCGGGAATGTTGTAGACACCGCCACTACCCATCATGGGAACACCTTTGGACCGCGTGTCTCGTTCATGCTCTGGGTAACTCGATAATAATTGTTCTACCGCGTCTCTATCGAGGTGCGGGGAGTCATCCCACGTTGCATTCTTATACCAAATGCCCTCTCCTCCATCTGTGTAGTGCTTAATTATCTCTGACAATCCAAAAAGCGGGGTACGACTAAACATCACAATACCTCGTTTATCAAATGTTCTGGTGATACATTCTGTGTAAATTTCATAATCTCTTGGTTCTTCGTCAAGCCACACGCCATCAAGGGAAACAGACTGAAACTTAATAGATCCCTGTTCATACGACTTAAATGCTATTGTTGACACAGATCCGGACGAGTGCTTTATACGAATAGTGTCCATGACGTTGCTAACACCGCACTGTCTCCACCCATAATCAAGTATTAGACTTGCTGGTATCCACCCAGTGCCAGAAGGAGCCTTCTCGCCCTCTTTCATTTGACCCACCAAAGCGGTTTGTAGCGTGTTCCTGCACAACTCGTTAGTTGGTGCTGCGACAATCCAGTCGTTTCCAACCGTAAACTGCTTGCCCTTCCACCACGGTGGATATAAGCCAGTAACATGGATTGCAACTTCTGCAGCACACGGTCTTGTCTTGCCACATCTGTTACCAGCAATTATCGCTCTTTCTTTGCAGTCGTATCCACGGTCGTGGAACTCCACTTGCCAATCATACGGACCACCCACCTGTCCCTGCTCATGAGTTCTAAAATAGAGTTCAGACAACTGATTTTCAGAAGAGGCTGTTTCCAGTTCTTCTAGCAATTCCATAAATTCTCGTTCTACTTTACTCATCCGTTGCTCGTTTCTGGATATACAAAATAAGATATATGAGGAAAATCAAACAATCCAGCACCGCCGCTTTGGGTTAAATCTATGTTTAACGAGAAGATAATCACCTGATCGTTTCCATATTGGCACGTTAGGTGCGGACCAATCATTGAGGCGTATGTGTCTGGGTCAGCCACCGTCGAAGCATCTGCCGAAAAGGAACAACTTGATATAGACACATCTGTAGAAAATCCGTGTGGTATATCCTCTAAATTAGAATATGTTATGTGTGGTTGTGTGTTTACTAGTTCGCCACCAGACGGCTGAATTGTTCTCTGTATTGGGTCAGAACCACTCTCTTTCCATTCGAGGGTACGTGCTGGAGCAGATTTAATTTCTATTTTGGGTGGGTTTGCACCTAAATCAGAATCAAACTTTGAACTAACAGTACCCGCCTGTGGGTTATCGCTGTAAATCAATATCCGCAATATGCCCGACCTGTTTTCAATCGCATCTAAGACAAGACCCGTTATGTCTACTGTTGTGTCTCCGCCGCTTCCTATACTCATGGTATAGGTTTCCATATCTAAATCAACATCAGCGAACGCACCAGCTTGCCAATCCCAAGATGTTCCCGATTCATTTTCGTTCCAGGTTACATCGGCTTCAACAAAAGTCGTAATCAGCCTTGCTATTTTTGCCTTCAGTGCTGTTCCACTACCAAGGGCGAGACTTAATTGCATCTCTCCGCTAATAATCGTGTCCCTGTCTACTCCAGTTACACTACTTAAGTCCCATTCTAAGATACCGTGCCGTCTTGCACTGATTCTGTCTTTAACAAAAAACGTTGTTTGGGCAGAAAAGTTTGAGTCTGCCGCTGCCTCTTTCAGGTAGGAAACTTTTGTAGAGAGAACCGATTGGGTCGTAATACTTCCGCCACCAGAAACGCCAAGGACATATTCTCCCTGCGGTGGCACGAATGGCAAAAATCTTTTTTCCCTAAAGGCAACATTGCCAGCAGGTTGCCAAAAGATTGCATCCTTGTGGGTTGTGTTTGTTGTAAATGGAAGAGTATCAATATCCCTCCAAACAAGGGTCGTTCCGTCGGTATCCAGAGATAGATAATAGACGGGTTTGTTCAAGAACACAGGCGCGAAACTTGGGAATACAGTCCATTTAGGAACACCGTCCCAATCTACCGTTAGAAGTCTAAGGGTTCCCGGTGCAGAGGGAACATCAAACACCTCTTTCCAGATAACAGTTGTCGTGCTTTTAGAGTACAGGGCTTTATTGTCATCGGTCCCAGAGACAGGGGAAGCAATTTTACCCTTCTTTGAAAACTCTCTTTGCATGTAATCTACGTTGGCTACATCTTTATCCTGTGTCGGGTCTGCGGTTTCCTGCATTCGCCCACCAGTTAAATCTATGCTCGAACCATCAGATGCTAGTGGCGTATTAGATGTTGCAATAGCAGATTTATCAAACCCAGTTTCCATGTCTTTTGTCTGGAACCCAGTAGATATTGTCTTTGTTTGTGTTGGGATAGAAGCACCGCGATAAATAGTTACAGTGTTGTTCGTAGACCCAACAAGGGTAACAGTGAACTGGTTGGGTGTTGTTCCGGGCAAACCCTCGCCGCTAACTGTGTAGTCGTCTGTTAGTTGCAGCAAATAGCTCCCGTCATACACAACAACGTCTGCTTGTTTTTCGATTGCAAACAGAACTGTAAAAACTTGCCCAGTGGTCCCATCACCAGTAAATGTAGATTTTCGAATTGTTGAATCAATAGTCATTATTTGCCACTCACCATCCAATGTAATTTCACCGTCGCGTTTCCTGTCCACGTAAGGGCGGCTGCCGTTCCATATTCGTTCGCGTTCCACATAACAATCTTGCCCTCTAATCTGGTTGCAGATATTCCCAACGGGTCGCCATCGTGTTGTTCATCTAGGTTATTTAGATATGCTGTGAACACCGGATAATCATCCGTGTTTACAGTTGGGCATTCAACCTGTAACCAAACCAATTCGGGTTTTGTTGAAGCTCCAGTATCGTCCACAAGCCCGTGGGCAATCGAAAAAGTGCTGACAGTATCTGTATGCTTGTCGGTACTCGTTGTGCTGGTTTTAGTTAGACTCTCCGTTCCATACACGTACCGCCTTCCATGATTAACACCTGTGCTATCTTGGATAATAAACCTGTCGTCGGCCTGTGCATCGGTGAGTTCGGTTGTCTCTATTACCGGTTGCCAAATGATGTTATCTTGTATGTCTACACCAACTACGGAGTCTATTTCTGCA